AATTAAAATATGATATTATGTCTGCGATAAATGAGTATTTAAAGAGACTGGCTTCTATATTCGGAAGCATGGGTTTCTCCGTTCCGCCAGATGACTTCTCAGGTGTTGTTATAGACGGAAAGACGTATCCGGTCATGATGAGGAATGACGGGTGTTACGTGTACTTCGATGATAAAGGAGTAAAGAGACTTGTAAGCGAGGTTCCTAAAAAGGACTATCAGTTCATTAACATCAAGGACGCCCGTGTGTCGATCGTCAACCAATGTTATCGTACTCCGGGAGGTCAGGTAGAGGCTCGTATCCATACCTATATGAATAATAAGGGTGAGATATTGGCCGAGAAGATATTTATCATCAACTCTTCAGATGTTGATACGCCTATTGGTACGGAATTGGATAAGATTCCTGCCGAGTGGGTAGCTATAGATTGTAGCATAGCGGAGATGACCGATCGGGAGTTGATATTCGTAAGTAAATGTTACGCCACGGAAGGGGGCAAGGTCCAGATCGAGGGCGTTGAGTCAGTAGACCCCCGCCTGAACCCGGAGGTATCCCATTATGAGGTGGTGAATACGACTGACGATAGCAATCCTATCGGTACGGAGTATGATAAGATACCCGATACATGGAGTCGTATAGTATGTGATTTCCCGGACATGACCCAAAGGGAGATAATACCGGTGCTTAAATGCTTTGATACCGGAACCGGAAGGGTGCAGATAGAGGGATATAAGATATTTGATTACGAGATGGGTACCAGAAAGGAATGGTATCGCGTCAAGCAAAGTACCGATCCTGAGAATCCGGTAGGTAAGTTTATCACCAGCATAAGCGATGACTGGGTTGAGGTCGTTTGTGACTTCACGGATATGGAGGACCGGGATATTGAGGTAACTGTAGAATGTTATAAGACACCGGCCGGTAAGGTGAAGCTGGAGGTTCTCACGTCATGGGACGGGAATATAGGAGTTAGGGATAAGAACTATAAAGTCCTGGAGACTACCGACCCGTCACAACCTGAGGGCGCCAGCTTCAGTTCCTTGCCAGATACGTGGGTAAGGACTGTCTGTGATTTCGACGATATGGAGGAGCGTGACATCAGGTCTTATGTCGAGTGTTATGACGGAGGCAATGGCAATGTCAAGCTTCGTAGGTTGGTTTCTTATGACTCCAAGATAAAGGCAAGATACGTCCGCTTCGAGGTGCTTGAATCGGATGACGCCGGCTTCGTTCCGGGGGCCGAACTGGCTACCCTCCCGGACGGATTCTCTTTGGTGTCTTGTGATTTCACGGATATGGAAGATAGGATGCCTATTGATATCGAGGAGTGTTACAAGACATCAGCCGGAAGCGTACGCATGAGACATGTGGTGTCTTATGACGGTGATCTTGGGAAAAGAAACCAGTTCTGGGAGATTGTGGACTCGTCTGATAATAAGTATGGGCTAGGAAATAGGATAAATAATATCCCTGCGGATTTTATCCGTGAAAGGTGTGCTCTAGAAAGGTTGGATGATCGTATTACCAGAAATGCGGTAGAATGTTACTCGACACCGGGAGGATCGGTAAGGATTAAATCCACTTACGTTATCAACCCTTTAAATCATGTTAGGTCGTATAATCATCATGTATTGAGTTCTACAGATAATGATATCCATGTTGGTTCTCAATATACCTCTTTGCCATCTAATTTCGCTCGTATCGAATGCGAGGAGCCGGATTATATGGATCGACTTATCGATACCACTGAGACTTGTTATGATACCGGAAAGGGTACGGTGAAGATCAGGAGACAGGAGTCGTTGAACGGAAATCTGGATGTAAAGACTTTCGACTATAAGATCGTTGAGTCTACCGACCCCGATCATCCTATCAATACTACCCCTACGCAGACGGTTATTAACGGCTGGACGGTTATCAGTTGTGATCTTAATATCATGGGCGTGGATGATTGTTATGAGATCGGTGGTCATAAGATACATTTGAAGGGATTCAGGACAGTCAATCCGGCGTTACAGGATATTAAGTCTATATTGTATGTCGTGTACTCTGATCATCCTGATTACAATGTAGGTGATGAGCTTACGTCTATACCGGATGGGGCTAAGGTGACGATCTGTGATTATGCGGATAAGAGCCAAAGACATATGGTTCCGGTGCGAGAGTGCTATGAGGTGGCCGATGGCCGGTTCTATGTGGAGGGGAGCCGGTTGATTGATAACAATATGGTCGTAGAGCGGACGTCGTTGATGGTGATGGAGTCATCCTCCCCGACCTACCCTGTAGGGACCACGCTGACCTCCATCCCCGATGGCGCTACTATCGTGGCTTGTTTATGTCAAACCTGTTAATATCAAGGCTATGGTTAAGGTATGTAATGATTATTATATGATTGACGCCCTAGCCGGCGGTGAGGTCATAAGGAAAAGGAAATATCGTCGTGAGAATACGATGATCGGATATAAGTGGTATGATTATAATGGAATCGAGGTAACTGACCCCATTGAGATATCACGTCTTGACGGATTGGCTACTAAGCATCAACGTGTTGATGAGGCTTATGATGATCATGCTATTTTCATGTCGTCAACCAACTACGTTAACAGCGTTTCCGGTATACCTATGGATAAGCATATGGTTGTCGTTGAATGGAGGCCGGATAGCGAGCAGGGCTTTGTAACCATGGCTCATGATGAGGGTCTTGATGGGGACAGCTATTATATAGTTGTTATCAATGCCGGAGATAAGCAGGCTACGATCTACACCCCC